AACGGCGGCATGAAGACCGTCATCACCGAAGCCGATGTGAAGGCAGCCAAGGCAGTGTGCCAGCGTGCAGTGGACGGCGCTTTCCAGCGGTTCACTGATGATGAACGGTGGTGGGATCGGCTGCCGCCTGCCATCCGTATAGCCATCCACAACGACTTCGACCGACGCTACTGGGCGCAGCTGGCACCTGAATGGATGCCGGAACCAGACGACATCGACAAAACGTCCATGACAGCTGAAATCCACTGGCGAATCGTCGGCAAGACCGTGGAAGGCAGGAAGCTGGAAAAGATCAGTTTCTTCTTCGCGGACCACCCGGCCTTCGAAATCCACGCTGCAACAATAAGGTGAGACGATGCCAAGATCAGGAACGCATGGTGAGATTATCAGCTGGTGGACCGACGACGACATCCGTGCGGCCATCGACTTCGCGCCGCCGTGGTATGGGTGCAGCAGCCTTTACATCAAGGATGGCAGGCTGCTGAATCGGAATGTGCCGATCCTGCCGGTGGTCCTGATGCGCGACATCGTGGACACGCTGGCCGACCAGTATGCCATGATGGACGGCTACGGCTATGGCATGATGGAGAACCACGAAACCCTGTCCACCATGGTCGAACAGCTGCGCAAGAGCGGGCACACCCCGTTCATCGGCTACACGTTCACATGGAAAAGCATCACCCCGGATCAACGCTACCGTGTCAACGTGCCGAAGGCATGGCTGGTGCCACGGCAGTGCAGGAAGGCAAAAGCAGCATGAGAAGGAAGACCAAGCGCAACTGGCGCATGTCAATCCGGTACTGGTTCGGATGGCCGACCGTATCACTGAAGCTGAAATCTGGATCGGTTATCAATCTGCACGTGCACAGCTTCAAGTTCGAAGAAACAGCGGACGGGGACATCCTGATCGACTGGGGTGGCTCACACCGCAAGCGTCAGTTGGTGTGGGTGGACCTGACGCAACTGGAAGCTGTCGAATTCCTGTGATTTTGGGCTGCCGGATGGTGGGCCATGGCTTTGGATTGACTGGGCTTCATGGCTTGGCACCAAGGCTGCTAAACCGGGTGATAACACGTTAAGCCCAAGCAATCGTTGACGGTTCCGGGCTGGTGTCAAGCTGCCAGTGGATCGCAAGTCCCCAGACCTTCACGCGCGTGTGCGTGCATGTGCGTGTGCGTATGTGAGAGGAATTGCCAACCTTCTTGGCATTGGAACTGAAAGCCCAAAGGAACCAAGAAGATAAGGTGTTATCAGTCTCTTATATTGACTTGTCAGTAAACTAGAAAACCAAACAACTACAACTGCTTCAACCACCGTCGTGACATTCTGACGCAGGTGCGGATCGCTGCCTTGGGCTGTGGGCTGATGGACCCCGCCGCCTGCCATCTGTCGAGGAAACCGCTTCGCGTGCGCGGGTGAGTCTGCTACAACTTGCAGACCGACATCCCCGACACGGACAGGACCATGGCGAAGAAGAAGACCATCACCATCAACACAGGGCAGCCGGGCTGGAAGGCTGAAGACGTGGCCAAGATCGTGGCCGACGCCAAGAAGGCTGTGGAGACGAAGAAGACCCGCACGGCGCGGACCATGGCGGAAGCCAAGATGATCCCGCCGGGAGAATTGCCGGATGCGCCGTCCGTCCGGCCCGTCCATGCCGTCATTGAAGACGACCAGATGCACAGCGACCTGCCTGCGGCCCGTGCTGTCGTGCGTGCACGTGTGGAACAGCTGGACACGGCTGGCCTGCCGGAAGTCCCTGAAGACCAGCAGCCGGACTATCACCAGATGGACGTGCTGATCCGGGCATGGCTTGAAGGGCAGAAGCATCTGAAGTCCGTGGACCCGGACACCGCCAAGGCATACGCGGACGGCGCATACCATGCACTGGTCACAGGCAAGCGGCAGGGTGTCGATCTGTACAGCAGCCCGAAGCTGCAAGCGGAGTTCCTTTACGTCTATGAACGCATTGGCTTCATCCAGACCAGCTGCGACATCGTGGGGACCACCGCTGCGGCGGTGCGTTATGCGCGGATCAACAACCCCATGTTCGCGGCCTTGTTCGAAGAAGCCTTCCAGCGATACAACGACAGCATCGTGAAGGAAGTGCACCGCCGGGCAGTGGAAGGCATCGAACGCCCGATGATCTATGACGGCAAGCTGGTGAAGGACGACGATGGCATCGTGGTCAAGGAACGCCACTACAGCGACCAGCTGCTGATGAAGCTGTGGCAGTACCGCGACCCGACCGTGATGGACAAGTCGCTGGTGACGATTGAACGCAAGGGAAGCGACTTCGATGAAGGCGGCAAGTTCGACATGACCAAGCTGACCTACGAACAGCGGCAGCTGTTCCTGCGCTTCGTTGAATCGCTGGCGGACAAGCCATCACCAATCGACAAGGCTGGTGCGACCGATCTGGAAGTGACCGACGAATGAAGGGTGTGACCGACATCAACGAAGATCGGCACCGCGACGACAACCGCATGGCCGCCATGTTCGACTGGGCTTCCCGTGCAGCCCATGATCCTGAAGTGGCCAAGGAATTCAACGTGGCGGCGGGTGCCCGTGTGGCGCAGAAGCTGAACGCCGAAGAAAAGCTGATCGACTTCATCGAACAGGGCTGGCACACGCTGGAACCGTCCACCCCGTTCAAGCGCACGTGGTCCATCGAAGCGATCTGCGACCACCTGCAAGCCGTGACCACTGGCGACATTAAGAAGCTGCTGATCAACGTGCCGCCCGGCTTCACCAAGTCGATGACCACCGCTGTGTTCTGGCCTGCTTGGGAATGGGGACCACGCAACCGACCGCACATGCGCTACATCGGCATGTCATACGCGGACAAGCTGTCCATGCGCGACAACGTGCGCTGCCGCGACCTGATCAAGTCGGAGTGGTATCAGGAACGCTGGGGATCGACCTTCGACTGGAAGGACGACCAGAACCTGAAGTCGTACTATGAGAACACCGCCACCGGCTGGCGGCTGGCTGCGTCCAGTGGTTCGGCACTGACCGGCTTCCGTGGCGACCGCCTGCTGCTTGACGATCCACACAGCGTGCGTGGTGCCGACAGTGACGTGAAGCGGCAGGACACGATCCAGTGGTTCAGTGAAACGCTACCCACCCGCGTCAACAACAAGCAGTCAGCCTTCGTGGTGATCATGCAGCGGGTGCACGAAGAAGACGTGTCCGGCGTGATCTTGGCGAAGGAACTTGGCTACACCCACCTGATGCTGCCAATGGAGTTCGAAGAAGAACGCCGCTGCTACACCGTGGTGAAGCCGACATGGATGGCGCGACCGACCATCCACCGCGTGGCCAAGATACCACAGACCGACATGTGGGTGCGCGAAGGACAGCCGCTGCCTGACGGTTACGAGAAGCACGAAGGCAAGCTGATCTATCGGCCCATGTACCTGCAAGACCCGCGCACCGAAGACGGCCAGCTGCTGGCACCGGAACGCTTCGACACCGAACAGGTGGAAGAACTGAAGCAGCAGCTGCGTGCATGGGGCGGCACCTACGCCGAAGCCGGACAGCTGCAACAGCGACCGGCACTGCGTGGTGGCGGCCTGTTCAAGCGTGACCTGTGGGCCATCGTGGACAACATACCGGACGTGCTTATGTTCGAAGTGGGCGGCTGGGACTTCGCAGCCACGGACAGCAAGCAGGCGGCCTACACCTGCCGCGTCCGCATGGGACTGCTGCGTGATGGCCGCACGATCATCACCAATGTGACCCGCGTGCAGAAGGGACCAAATGAGACGGAAGCCTTCATCGAAGCCACGGTGAAGGAAGACGGCTATGACATCGTGCAGGACATGCCGCAAGACCCCGGACAGGCAGGCAAGGTGCAGAAGTCTTCGCTGATCGGGATGCTGGAAGGCTATCCCGTGTTCTTCAGCCCGGAGTCGGGCGACAAGGCCATGCGTGCCATGCCGCTGGCGGCGCAGCAGGAAGGCGGCAAGGTGCTGCTGTTGCGTGGTGGCTGGAACAGCGACTTCGTGAACGAAGCGTCCACCTTCCCGGCTGGCAAGTTCAAGGACCAGATCGACGCAGCCAGCCGCGCCTATGGTCGGCTGCTGATCCGCAAGCGGCAGGAAGAAGTGACCGGCGATGGTGGTGGCGAAGCGGGAACCCCGTGCTGATCTATCATGCTGCATCATTGGCAGCTTCTGATCTGCGTTAGCGGATCATTAACCACGCGGCGATCCGGGCATTGCCTTCTGGGCTGTTGTCGTCATAATGAGGCTTCAACTTTGAACAGGAGAACTGACCATGTACCGCTTCCGCGCCACCACCTTCGCAGTCTACGTCCGCCACGCCGATGGCGCAGCGCAGGCTGATGTCACCGTCGCCCGCGACCGCAAGCAGGCCATCGGCCAGCTGCGCCGCAAGTACGGTGCCGAAGCATCCTTCAAGCTGACCGATCTGCGCGATGTCCACGCCGACGATCTGCACCACTACGTGGACGTGCCGTGCTTCCTGCACAACCGTCCGCTGGCACCCGGCGCACTGCTGGACAACTGATCCAACCCAAACAGGGGAACTGACCAATGTCCTTCGAACAACTTGCCGACCGCGAATATGCCCGCAACGTGGGGCGCGAAGACCCGACCGCTTGCTGGGTGCTTTCTGACCGTGATGTCTGGTATCGCAACCCGTTCTATTCCGGCCCGATGCAGCCGCACCCGGAAGACGATGCCGACATGTACGAAGAAGCCGACGAAGCCGACGAAGCAGGTGGCGGCACCTTCGCCACCATCACCGAAGCCGATCTAGACGACATGCCGTTCTGATCATCACCCCGCCCTGCGACCGCCTGCCACGTTGACTACACGGCAGGCGGTTCTGCATTCTGGGCAACCCAACACAGGAGACGAACCAATGACTGAACCGATTGCACAGTTCTTCGCCTACCAACACCTGCCGCCGCACTTGCAGCCTGTCAGCAAGCCGTTCTTCGATCTGGCGGAAACGATCATCGAAACCCTGCCACGCAACCCGGAACGGACTGTCGCCCTGCGCAAGCTGCTGGAAGCGAAGGATGCTGCCGTGCGTGCCGCGATCTTCAAGGACCATGACGCATGACCGACGACTTGCACGCAAATCAGCGATACTGGCTGCTGGACGCCCGTGCCCATGTTCGCGCATGGAACCAGCACCACGCATGGATGCGTTCATGGAACCGGCCATTGTCCGCCGAAGAAACTGCGGCACGTGACAAGGCTGAACGGGAACGGGCTGCCAAGCGTGCTGCCAGCGAAGCCAAGCAGGCAGCTATTCGTGAAGAACGTGAGGCAGCCCAGCAGCGCAAGCGCGACCAGTTGCGCCGTGGCTGGGTGGATCACCGCTGGAACAGGCGCGACGACATCCGCGACCATCCTGTTCTTCTCGCATGGCCCCGACGACCAAGCTAAGTGCTTGCAACCTTCCCCGGCCATCACTATGCTGGCACCGTGATCACCAGCGCCGGACGCGGCAGCTGAACTGAAGGACTCACCATGGCTTCGATGCTGGAAAACATCCTGCAAACAATCGGCGTTGAACGCACCAAGCCCACCCCGACCAAGGAAGTGGGTTCCAGCGGCACCGTCATCTATGGCGGCCTGATCGACCACCGCGAAAAGAACGCGGCCCTGACCGGCGACCGGCGCTATGCCACGTTTCAGAACCTGATGGTGAACACGTCTGTGGTCGCGGCCAGTGCACGGCACTTCCTGAACCTGATCGCCAAGGCGGACTGGAAGGTGGAACCGGCGGACGACACCGACGCTGCCAAGCAGGCAGCCGAATTCGTGGAAGAAGTGCTGGACCAGATGGTCACACCGTGGAACCGGATCGTGAGCAGGCAGGCCACCTACAAGTTCCACGGCTTCGCCACACAGGAATGGGTGGCAGTCAAGCGCAAGGACGGGCGCTATGGCCTGCACGACATCGCCATGCGTCCGCAGCCGACAATCAAGAAGTGGGACGTGGACGAATTTGGCAACGTGCTTGGCTGCGTGCAGGAGAACCCGACCACGTTCAAGGAAAAGTACCTGCCGCGTGGCAAGCTGCTTTACACGGTGGACGACACCCTGTCTGACAGCCCTGATGGCCTTGGCCTTGCCCGACAGCTGATCGAACCAGCCGAACGTCTGGAAATGCTGCTGAAGCTGGAACGTGTCGGCTACGAAAACGATCTGCACGGAATGCCGGTGGCGCGTGCGCCGCTGAACGAACTGCGCAATCTGGTTAAGGCTGGCAAGATGACACCGGCTAAGCTGGCAGAGTCGATCCAGTTCATGAAGGACTTCGTGCAGTACCACAAGCAGTCGCCCGACCGTGGCATCCTGCTGGACAGCGCGACCTACCGCAACGTGGACGAAGCGCAGTCCCCGTCATCCATCCGCAAGTGGGATGTGGAAATGATGCGCGGCGATGGCGCTGGCACCATCCACGCCAACATCCACAACGCCATCGAACGCATCAACCGTGAAATGGCCCGGATCACGGGCACCGAATTCATGCTGCTGGGATCGGACGGCGGTGCCTATGCACTGTCAGCTGACAAGACCAGCAACTTCTACAGGCTGGTGGACAGCGCACTGACCGAACTTGGCCAGTCGGCTGAATGGGACATCCTGTGGCCGCTGTGGAAGCTGAACGGTCTGGACGAAGACCTGATGCCGAAGCTGAAGCCGGAAGCCATCCAGTTCCGTGACGTGGAGAATATCACCAGGGCACTGAAGGACATGGCGCAGGCTGGCGTGACACTGGACCCGCGTGACCCGGCCTGCGAAGAAGTGCGCGATCTTCTGGGCTTGTCGAAGACGCCGATGGAACTGATCGAAGAAGTCATGGACCAGAAGAACAGCATGATCGCCGGGCTTCGGACAGCTGGCGCTGATGCACTGAACGACGATCCCGGCAGCACCCCGCCGTCCACCGAAGACGCCGACGA